GGCGACCGCCGCTGTCGTCGGCGCGTAAATGCCGATCTGTTCCGGGGTCGCCTGCTCCCACCCGATGCTCAGGCGGTCGATCCCGCCGCCAGCAGAACTGTTGTTGATGACCGTGCTGCCACTGAAGGTCGCCACGTCGGCGCCGCTCGCGGTGGCTTCCAGGCCATTGCCGGGCTGGGTGTAGGCGATCGTCCCGGTTTCTCCTGAATTGATGGTTCTGTTCAGGGTGTAGGTCAGTGTCGTACTGCCACTGCCAGACGAATAGGCTGCGGTGACTGCACCACCCGTCATGGTCAATACGACTCCACCATTCCCACCAGCACCGACCGTCACCGACTTGCTGAAGGCAAGACTGATAGACGTGCCGAGACTCCCAATCACAGCCGACGTCAACGCTGGACGTTGGGTGCTGTTGTTGGTGACCGCGTGCCCTGAGAATGACGCCACGTCCAGGCCGCTGACCGATCCCTCGATCCCGTTGCCTGGCTGCGTGTAGGCCAGCGTTCCGCTCTCGCCGATGTCGATCGCTCGAGCCAGTGAGTAGACCAGGCTCGAACTGCCGGAGCCGGACACATAGCTCATGGCCGAAGCACCGCCGCTCATGCTCAGCACGAACCCGCCGTTGCCTCCGGCGCCCACATTGACGACCCCGGAAAACCCGAGCGTGATCTGCGCGCCACTGGTCGAGATCGTGCTGGTGGTGTGCGTCGGGGACGCTTGCGTGCTGTTGTTGACGGCTGTCAGGTTGGCAAAAGTGGTGAGATCCAGGCCACCTGACGATGCCTCCACTCCGTTACCGGGTTGGGTGTAGTTCAGGGATCCAGTTTCACCAGCCGAGAGCGTGCGCGACAGGGTGTAGACGAGCGTCGCCGTGCCGGCGCCAGACTGGTAGGTGAGCACGACTGCCCCACCCGTCATGGTCAGCGCGAATCCGCCATTGCCGCCGGCGCCGAACGTCACCGACTGGTTGTGCAGGATGCTGATGCTGGTGCCGGCCGCCGGAACCGTGGCCGACAGGACAGATGGCGAGACACCAGTCGGTGCAGCGACTCGCCGGCGCCGAATGGGCAACAGGTGCATCAGGTCACCGTCAGGTATTCACCGCTGCCGCAGTTGACGAAGATCGAATCGGCCGTGACTGCGAAACCGATCTTCATCACCTTGTTGCCGCTCACTGCCGGCGGGGTCTGCGTGAGAGCTCCGGCCGTGGAAATGAAGATGTCGCCTCCGATGGTCCAGGCCCAGGCATCGTGGCGCGCAACACCCAGCACCAGGATGTCGCACGCGGCACTGGCGGCCGCTGAAGTCGCAAGACCGCGGCACGGATAGGTGCCCGAGCCGTCCGCATCAGCCAGCAGCCACGTTCCCGCGGCGCCGAGGTACACCGGATCCCAGATCGTGCTCGAGTAGCCGGTGTTCAGTCCGGTGATCACACGGCCGTCGTAGGTGTCGTTGGTCCCGGGGAGTGCGGCGATCTTGCGGACCTGCAGCGTATCGGTGATGGCAGGCGCGGTGAGCACCACGGTGCCCAAGGCACCGGTGGGTGGCCGGATCTCGACCGTGCCACTGGTGGCGTTGGCGAGCAGCAGACCACCGACTGAGGCACCTGCCACGCCGAGAGTCATCTTGCTCACGCCGTCGGTCACGAATCCGGCAGCCACCTTGGTGTCGGTCGTGCCGGCGCCCAGGACGACTGAGTTGGCAGTCAGGTTGCCACCGGTGTTGGTGACGGTGCCGCCGCCGCCGGGCGAGGCCCATGAGCCGTCGGCGCGCAGGAAGTTGGTCGTCCCGCCGGCCGATCCCGGCGCAAGGCCCTTCACGCCGCCGGTCGTGAACTGGTCCAGCAGTGCGGTGACCTGCGTCCCGGTGAGCGCTTCCGGCACGCCGGTGGCAGCTGTCGTGCGCCCGATGACGCGCGCCGTGGCGATGTCTGCCATCTTGGCCAGGCTCACCGCGGCGTTGGCGATGGTGAGTGCGGTTCCGCCCGCGGTCTTGGTGACGTCCCCCGTGAACGCGGTCGTGCGGATGTTGCCGGTGCCGTCGAACTCGATGCCACCGGTGACGCCGATCGCCTCGGGCACCCCGGTGCTCGCGGTGTCGCGCCCGATCAGTTTGTCGGTGGCGATGTTGGCCAGCTTGGCCAGAGTCACCACGCCGGCATCGATGGTGGCCGCGCCACTCGTGACGGTGAAGTCGCCGTAGTCGGCATCGGCCAGGCCGCCGCCCATCATGTTCCAGATGGCGGCGCCGTTGGTGTTGGCCTCGCAGATGAACGACAGGTTTGCGGTGGCGTTCAACCACAGGGAACCGGGTCCGTAGCCGAGATCCACGTCGTCGTTGACGCCCGGGTTGACGGTCGCGTCGTACTTGTTGAGGTACGGGCCACCGCCGAACAGGTTGTAGACGCTGCCGTCGTAGTACCAGACCAGGAGCAACTTGCCGCTGGCCGGGATCGGCGTCGTGGTGACGGTCTGTTGAAGGCCGGTGTCGAACGACGACGGGATCGTGATGATGTGCGCGTTGGTGTCGGTGTTGATGACGAGCGCGCGGAACCAGGTGTTCGCGCTGGCCGGCGTGCCGCTGAACGTCAGCGTCGAATCGACACTGATGCTCTTGGTGTTCAGGCCCTTGGTGACGTCGACCACCAGGGCGCCCATCGCGCTCGGGGTCGTGATCTCGGCGCCGTCGTAGGTGGCGATACCGCTGGCGATCAGTCCCGTGATCGTCGGACCTGTGGCCAGCACGAGGTTGCCAGAGCCGGTGCGGTTGGTCGTCGTGAGAGCGGTCCCGCCGCCCACGGCAATCGAGGTTGCGGCAGCTGCACCGAGGGTTGGGGTCGTGAAGGTCGGCGCGTCCTGGCGCACCAGCACGCCGGTGCCGGTAGCCGTGCCGCCGCCCAGCGTGTTGATCATCGCGCTGACGCTCACGTCGTCGAGCACGGAACGCGCAGCAGCGGTGACCGTGAAGGTTTCCGGCACACCCGTGGATGCTGTGACGCGACCGATCACCTGGTCCTGCGCCAGATTGGCCATCTTGGCCAGGGTCACCGAACTGTTGGAGATCGCGGTGGTGTTGCTGCCGGCATTGGCCGTCACGTCGCCGCTCAATGCGGAGCGCTGGATGCCGCCCGATCCGGTGAACTCCAGGCCGCCGGCAACGGAGATTTCCTCGACCGAGCCAACCGCTACGGTGTCACGACCGACCAGCCGATCGGTGTTGACGGTCTGGATCTTGGCAAAGGTGACCGCCGCCGCGGCGATCGACAGGGCCGTGCCGCCCGCAGACTTCGTGACGTCTCCGGTGAAGGCGCCCACCTGGATGCCCTGCGTGCCGGTGAACTCCAGACCGCCGGTGACGCTGATCTGCTCGGGAACCCCGGTACCAGCTGCATCGCGGCCGATCAGCCGATCGGTCGGCAGGTTGGCCATCTGGGCCAAGGTGATTGCGGCAGCGTTGACCGTGATGACGGTCCCGCCGCTGCCGGCTGTCACGTCGCCATAGTTGCCATCGGCCAGCGTTGCCCCGCCGACGGTGGCTGCACTGATGGTGGTGACGCCGGTGCCGGCGTTGTAGTTCAGCGTGACATTGGCGCCCTGCGACAGCGTGTGTGTGCCGATGCGCGCCTCGAGCGCCGCGTCAAAGTCCTGGATCGTGGCTGCGAGTTGCGTGCCGGTGTGGTTCGCGCGCGCGAGCAAGGTCGCGTCGCTCGAGTTGGCCGTTGCGCCCGCGGCGATGCCGTCGAGTTTGGCCTTGTCGGATCCGATCATGAACCCGGCCGCGCCGGACGACACCACATTGGCATGCGCGCCAGCCCCGGCGCCGACGTGTGTGAGCGGCGCTGCGTCGGTGATCGCGTATCCGGCCAGCGTGGTCGGCTTGCTGCCGAGCTCCGAGAACAGGACCGCGCCGTCCTTGATCGCCCAGATGGTTCCGCCGCCGCTGACGGTCACATCGGAGTAGTCGCCGTCGACCAGCGGCCCGCCACCGCCACCACCACCACCCGGTGGGGTTGCCCAGGTGCCGTCGGCGCGCAGGAAATTCGCGGTCCCGCCGCCCGATGCCGGCACCACGCCTTGGGCGAGCGAGGTGAACAGTGCCAGCGAGGCGAGCGCCGCGTTGACAGCTGCGACAGTCGGCGCCTTGCTCGTCGTGCTTGGCGACAGCGAGTTCTGCAGCGCGTTGGAAAACAGGACTGGGAACATTGGGTTCTCCTAGAACGTGCGGCTGCGCACGCGGCCGAGGGCAGGTTCGGCGGTTTCGACGCGCAACTCTTGGGCGACGACTCTGCGGTTCTTCGATGCGAACGATTCGCCAGCGCGCACCGCGCGCTCGTACTCTGTCTTGTGGTAGGCCGCAGACGACGGGTTTGACCAGGGTCGACCAGGCTCCTCGAGCACGCGGTACAGCGCGCCGTGTTTCAGGCCCTCGCTGTAGCGCTGCCAGATGAAGTCGTCGACCTCGGTGGACTCCGGGCCCGGGGCGACGGCCAGCAGGAACTCCACCGTCACCGGTGCGTCCTCGGTGGCTGCGGGCACCAGCTGCGCGTTGTTGGGTTCGGCATAGGTGATGGCGTAGTCGTAGTCCGGGTCGTTGCCGGCCTCGATGTCATCGGCGCGCGGATCGTTGATGTAGGTCACCAGCACACTTTTGCCAGGGATGCGTGCCTCCACGATGTCCAGCACCATGCCCACGAAGTCGATGGCTGGCACCTCCGTGCCATTGATGGCCACCTCGGCACCGGTGACGAGCGCGTAGGTGCGCTTGCAGAAGTCGATGCAGGTGTCGCGCATCGCGTCGGCCGCCTCGGCACGTGGCAGGCCCTTCGCGCGGGAGAACATGCCGGCCACCATGTCCTTGTAGAACATCGCCTATCCTCCTGCGGCAGGGACTTGCGCAGCGAACGGCAGCGCGGTGAGCGCTGGTGACACGCCGGAGTAGACCTGCGCCTGAGCGTTGATCGACTGGATGAACAGTTGCGTGTGCACTTGCGCCTTGGGCAGGTTCTGGACGTTCTTGCTGCCCTTGAGCAAAGCCATCGCCACGACGTAGTTCTGCAGGTCGATCTCGTACTGGTCGCCGATCGACAGCGTTTCGTTGGCGCCGGCACCGCCCTCGACGTAGCGCTCTGCTCCTTTGGGTCCGGCCACCAGGCGCTTTGGCTCGGCCAGCCACTTCACCTCGAGCCATACCGGCGTGCTCGCGTGCACTGGCGGGCTGACGTAGAAGTCCAGCGGGAACGTCTTGTCGGCCACGATCTCGATCACGGTCACATCGGGCGTATCGGTGTGCCAGTCGGGATTGCTGGTGTCCATCGTGTCGGAGTCGACGATGCTGGGTACGGTCCCTGGCGTGATCCCATCGGCGCCCATGTTGCGGGTCGCTCCGAGAAAGGCGATGCCGCGCATGTCGCTTCCATCGCCCGGTTCCACGCGCCCGGACACCACCAGGCGAAGATTCTGGCGTGTTCCTGGATCAAGCCGGATCGCGTCGATGCGCGAACACGATGGCGGCAGGAACGTGGCGAGCGCTCGCTGGCCGAAATTGGCGTCTCGGACGAGTTCGATTTCGCCCCAGCGTCTCCACTGTGGGTTCAAGTCCTGCAGGACCGTTGCAACGCCAAGGAAGAAGTCCCTGACCAGCACGGTGCCCATCTAGATGACCTTCGCGCGGTTTTTCTTGGCGACGTGTTCGGGCAGGCCCTTGGTCGTCTTGGTCGCTGCGGCGAAGTCCTGGCCGACCTTCTGAGGCACATGGACCTTGGCCGCGAACTGCGGATCATGCGCGACCGCTTGCATGAAGCGGTTTTGCGCTTTGGAGCGTGCTGGCATCAGATCACCTTGGCCTTGCTTTTCTTGGCCGAGTGGGCGTGGTAGTTCGATTGCCCAGGCGCCGCGTTGTGCGCTCGAGCGATCATGCCAACGACGGCGCGCGGCACGCCCCGATCGAGCAGCTGCTGGGAGCGGCCGCCCTCACCAAGCACGTTGGACTTGCCTTTGTACGTGCCGCTGGTCTTGATCGGCCCGCTGCCATGTCCTTTGGTGGCCATGGTGACTCCTTGGCTTCAAACGGGCGCCCACGGTTTGCTCCGCAGGCGCCCAAAGCCCGGCCCACTCTGATGAAGCCGGGCGGCTTGCCCTACTTCACGCCGCGAGCACGACCCAGGATGTGGGTGTTGATCTTGCCCGTGGTGATGGCCGTGCTGGTGGCCGCCGCTGTCACCGTCGCCCGGATGATCACGTCCTCGTTGAATGTGATCGGCTGGAAGGCGTAGCGCGTGGGACCACTGGACAGCACCGCGGCCTGGAAGTTTGTCAACCCCGAGCCGAAGTAGTCATCCACGTCCGTCAGCACACCGCCGCCGTCGACCTTGAAGTAGCCGATCTTGACCTGCAACGTGGTCGCAGTGTCCAGGTCGGCGCCCCATGTCTCGAGCACGTGGAGTTCCGTGCCGCCGGCCACGCGGATCAGGTCGACGGTATCGGCCAGCGCGAGCAGCGCCGTGATGGTTTCGGTGATGTCGTACTCGCTGACCGCATCGCCGAACGCTTGCATGAACTGCGAACGGCTGTTCGCCAGGTTCACGCCTTTGTAGTTTGCCATGATGGATTCCTTCTGAAGTGGTTGGCGTGTTCCCTGCGGGTCAGGCGATGGCCACCTTCGGCACCGCGGCGTCGATCACCATGACGCCGTTGTCGGTGGCCTCAGCATCGCCGGCTGTGTTCGGGTACTTGAAGCGGAATTTCGCTTCACCCCCCATGAACTCGGCCAGGTACTCGTAGTTTCGGCCGGCGTTGTAGGTGTTCTCGATGATCGCCGCCTGCACGCCGCTGTTGCTGGCGCCCTCGGCCCGGGCCAGGGCCTGCGCGCCCAGCAGCAGCGAGCGCTCGACAACGTGTGTCGTGCTCATCGCCGCGGCCACCGTGATGTCGCTCTCGGTGGTGCCGGCGAGCTTGTTGGCCACCAGGATGCCCTTGCACACCTCGCTGGCTGCGAACCGGATGGAATACTCCATCTTGCGCACCAGGATTCCGCGCCAGATCCCGCACTCGCCGCGGAACACGGCCGAGTCGGGGGCGTACTTCTGGCGCTGCTCGACCGCTGCCTGGAACGCGCGCAGGTTCGAGCCCGATGTGGTGTCGGCCAGCAGGCTGTTGTACGCGCCGGGCGGCATCATCAGGATGGCCTTGATCGGCGAGTCATAGGCTTGCGGGTCGCCCGAGATCCGCGGTGGCGGAATCTTGGTTTCCATCGACTCCAGCATCACGGCCAGGCCGTCCAGCGTCTTGAGCTTCCAGACGTCATCGGTGCCGATCGACTGCAGCTGCAGCGCGCCCTGGATCAGCGTCAGCGTGTCGTCGACCACGTAGTGACGGTTGTAGGTGGGTGCCTGCACCGAGTTGATCATGATGTCGGAGAAATCCGGGTCCGACGACAGCGGGATGTCCCACGACTGGCCTGTCTGGCTGCCGCGGGCGCCGGCCATGTGCACGAGTGCACGCTGCCAGATCATGCGCGGGTAGTACGCCTGCGCCGCTGCCTTGGCGATGCGCCGCAAGTCCCAACGGGTGCGCTGGCGACTCATCTTGCCGCCGGCATCGACGTTGAAGGTCGCCAGGTCGATCAGCATGCTGAACGACGAGCTCGACAGCTTCTTGCCCATGCCTTCGGCGTTGCGGTCGCCCATGATCGGCTTGCCGCCGACGACGTTGAACGCATCGACCGTCACCTTGTCGCCCTTGGGGTCGGTGGACAGGTCGGTGATGCGCACCAGCGGCATGTCGGGGCTGGTCTGCAGCTTCAGGGTCTGCTCGGCATCCGCTTGCTTCGGGGGCGGTCCCGTCAGCGCGTTGAGGTCGCCGGGCGCGCGGATCAACTGCGCGGTCAGCGCGGTCGAGTATTGCGTCAGGGCGAGGTTCGAGCCCGCCGCGACTGAGGTTTGAGACATTTCGGTTCCTTCGGATCAGGATGGGTTGTCCTTCATCCGAGTTTCGCCAGGTGCGCGTCGATTTCCTCGTCGCTCATCCTCGAGAACGAGTTCACCTGCCTGATGGCCGGCGTTCGATCGTTGAGGGTGTCGCGCGAGGCGTCGGGTGCGCCTCCCTTGAAGTCGCTCAGGGTCTGCGGCTCGATCCGCTTGGCTTCCTTGATAACTTCGTCGGGGTCTTTCCTGGGTGGACTCGGTTGGGGTGTTGGTGAGGGCGTTTCTTCGCCGAACTGTTCAGCGCCAGCAGCAAGGTCGAACTGGTCGGCGATGGTCTTGGCGACGAACTTGAAGCGCTCGGCTTCCGGCTTGGACTTCCACTTGGGTGTGTCAATCAGCGCCTTGTCCAGCGCGACCGCCGCCTGCCACTCGGCGCCCTTGGATCCTTGCCATTCGGCGAGGATCGGAACGCTGTCGATGGCTTCCTGAGTTGGGTTCGAGTCTGCATCCGCAGGTGGGGCAACTGGGGCGGGGGTCGGTGCGGCCGCGGCGAGTTCTTCTCGCGCGGTGCGCAACTTGTCGTCGACCTTCTTCTCCAGTGCCCGGATCGCTGCAGCTTGCGCCGGGTAGTCGGTGGCGAGCTCGTCATCGACAACGGACGATTCCTCGGCAGCCGGCGCCTTGCCGGCCTTCAATTCGTCCAGTTGCCGCTGCAAGTCGCTCACGCGCGCCTCGGCTGCGATCCTGCCCTGCCGCTCGGCCTGCGACTCGCGCCGCGCGCCGGCCAGCGCAGCGTAGGGCAGAACGGTTTTTCCGTCCTTGCCCAGCACTCCGACTGGCTTGGCCGCTGGCGCGGGTGCAGGTGATGCAGGTGGTGTCCCGGCTGCCGCCGCAACGTCTGCGGCTGGCGCTGCAGCGGGTGTCGCAGACGGTTCAGGCGCGGGCGTCCCCGGGCCGGATTCGTCCTTCGACTTGCCCGCTTCCTCATCCTCGGCGCGCAACATGGCTTCTTCCGCCGCTGCGAACTCGGGGCTTTCCGGGTTCAACTCACTCAGGTTGGGTGGCACGTTTCCTCACATCCCATTTATCGGATGGGTCCGAAACCCCAGGTTGCCCCGGGCGTTGGTCCATCGCTGCAATACCGCGCGCCAGTCGCGATGACTCCGGCGCGGGAGTTGGCCTCTTACTGACGTGGCACCGGCCCTCTTGCCACGCTGCTTCATGCTCTCGCCTGGGCTAGCGAGCGCTCGATCAGTTGCCCCTCGTTGGCTGCTGGCTGACCGGGAGCTCCGGCCGGTGGCGTTTCGGCCACCGCTTGCTTGCGCTCGGCGAGCGCCTGATTTCCTGCGTTGATCTGCGCATCGTGCGCCAATTTGGCCGTTTCGACCTGTGTTTTCTGCGTTTCGGCCACTTTCTTGTTGATGTCGGCCACGGCGCCAGCCTTCTCCAGTGCCTGCCCCTCTTGGGCAGCCTGCATGGTCTGCTGCTGGGCGGCCGCTTGCGCTTGGCGGTCGGCGGCCACCGGGATTCCGCTGGCGCGGCGCAGGTCGTCTGCCAGTCCCTGCCGGTTCGGCAGGCTCGAGCCCTCGATGTAGGCGGGAGCCAGGATGGCCATCGCCTGCGGATTGCCCTGCAACCCCTGGATGATGGTGGCCAGTTGCTGCTGCTCCTGCATCCGGTACGCCGGCGACACCGGCACTTCGGACAGGCCCACGCGGATCGGCGCGTCCTTCACCCGGTTGATCGGTTCGCCCTGCGGGCCCCAGACATTGAGCACGATCGCCCGGCGCTGCGTACCGGTACCGATCATCACCCGCATCTTCTCTTGCAGGTGGTCGTCCACGATCAGGTCGAGCAACTGTTCGTGCACCATCTTGCGTGCGTAGCGGTAGTTGTCGTTCAACTCGCCCATCGCCACCAGGCCCTGCTCGATCAGCAGGGAGTTGGCGATGCCAGAAGTGACGCCGGCCGGCGCGTTGCCCAACTGGCTCGAGTAGACCTTGGGCACGTCCTGGATCAGCTGCTTGGCGTCCTGCATGATCTCGACCTGCTCGGCCTGGACCTGGAAGTTGTTGGCGAACTCCACGCCCTTTTGCTTGTTCATGCGATTGGGGTCGAGCACGATCATCGTGTCCTGGCGCATCGCCCGGCTTTGCAGGTTGCGCACCGTGTTGTAGTCCTTGTCCAGCGCGTCGCTGTCCAACTGGATCTGCCGCGCTTTGAGCATCCAGTTCACCATTTGACGGCGCTCGTTGTATTCCTCCTGCGGGCTGATCATCCCTTCGATCAGGCCGTACGGCGAACGGTCCTCGTCGTCGCGGAAGGCGAAAAACGGGACGTAGGGGAAGTTGCGCCGTGGTGTGCCGACGTCCATCAGGCGGTGCGGGCCGGCGAACAGGGCCATGCGCACCTGCCGTGTGATGGCCTTGCTGACCGGCATCAGGCCGCGGCGCACCGCCTCGATGTGCAGCGGGTTGGCCCGATCGAACATCACGCGCTTGGTCGGACTCAGCTGGAGCACGACCACCTCGGCCGGCACCCGGTACCAGACTTCGTGGAACTTGATCCGCTTGCGCCGGGTGTCGCACCAGTCGTCGCGCACGATGCGCGTGGTGCGCTGCAGGTTCCAGGCGTTGCGCAGCACCACGACGTTCTCGTTCGTGTCGTCGTCGGGCAGGTTGAGCATGTCGAACCCGTTGACGGCGCCCATCAGGATCTGCTCGAACTGCGGCATCAGGGCCACGGCTTCGTTCAGATCCTCCCAGCGCTTGCGCACCAGCCACATCGCGTCGCGCAGCCCCAGGTCGGTCGAGCGCCAGTCGTACCAGATTTGGTTTCGGTGGATCTCGCGCACGCGGTACGGGTAGTCCAGCGGATCGGCGGCGCGGCTCACCTCGACCCAGCCGATGCCGCCTTTGACCTGGCCGGCGTAGCCGTTGGACACGGCCATGTCGACGTTGGCCTCGCGCTGGGCTTCCTTCATGCGCACGGACAGCACATCGGACACGTCGGCGAAATCGTCGTCGTCGGCCTCGATGCGCACGTCGCTGCGCGCCTTGGCTTCCTGCCCGAGCACGCCGTTGATGACCCCGAAAACGAGGTTCGTCTGACGGGGCTCGATCCCCCAGTTGCGGCGGATCTGGTGCTCGCGCTCAGGCGTCAGCTGCTTGCCCATGTCGTAGAACGCATGGGCGTGGTCGGCGCGCTGGCGCCAGTCCGGCTGCGCTTGGCAGTCGTCAAGCAAGTCCTCGAGCGCAGCCAGTGAGTAGGCGCCGCGTCCCGCCTCGTCGCGGCTCACCGGCTCGTTGCGGGTGGGTCCGGGGGGTGGGATGGGCCTCATGGGTTCGGCATCCTACGCGAATGCGTGAAGCGCCTCGTCGAATCCGTTGCGCCGCTCATTGGCGCCAAGCATCGCTGGACCGTGGATGCTCTTGGTGATCTCGTCGATCTGGCTGGAGTCGGCGAGCAGGTTCAACCCCCTGGAACTCCAATACCAGCCCGACGTCATCATGGCGCCGAACGGCATGGCCACGAGTTCCGAGTTGCGCAGGTAGTCAAACCCAAGGGCATTGCTGGCGTCGCGGTAGTTGTCGTGAAAGGTCAACTGGAACCCGCCTCGCCCTCGGAACTTCCAGCCGTCGCCGCTGGCGACGTCGCCGTTGCCATAGCGATTGGCGTAGACGTAGTTGGCCAGCGCCTGCGGGTCGCGCGCATAGCGCATGGCATCGCTCACCAAGGGGAATCGCTTGTGCCCGAACACATCCCGGATGCGCTCCGGGTTGTTGTAGAACAGGTTTTCCTCCATCTTGGTCAGGTCGGCCGATTCGTGGCGGACCTGACCGATGAAGGCGGCCATGCGTACCGGCGTGTTGATCTGGAACCGAGTGAAGGTGGCGATCATCGGCTCGATGAACAATCTGGCCTGCGTCGGCGCGATGCCGGCGGCGATCAGCTGCTCGAGGGTGATCACGCGCGCACCCACTTGCCGTCACGGATGAACCCGTGGTCACCGCAGGCGCAGCACAGCAGGCTGGGCGAAAGCGTCAGCGGCTCCTGGGACTGCACCTGCCAGATCGAGGCGCCCGGAAACACCTTGCGCACCGCCTCGCCATCGAAGTGCACGTGCCCCATGCAGATCGCACCATCCGCTTTGCGATGCGGAACCAGCGCTCCGCAGTACTCGATGTTTGGGATTCCATCGTACCGCACACGATTCGCCTCGATCGTGCGGTCGGGCGCCCATGACGTGTAGCGCAGCCAGTGACTGTCACCCAGGTCGAGGTCGAATTCCTCGTCCTCGGTTCCTGGGATGACGCCGCGCGCGGACACCTCACCCAGCCTTGGCCTTGGCGATGGCGTCGACCAGCGCCTGGCGGGCCACCTGATCGGCGGCCACCAGCGCGTCGAGCTCGGCCGACGTGACGTCGCGGCCTTCAGCGCGAGCGCTCGAGATCAGCGTGCCGATCTGCGAGGCTCGATCGAGCAGGCCCAGCAACAGGGTGATTGCGGCTTCAACGCCCATGGCGTTCTCCTAGTTGTGTTTCGAGGCGAGATACGCCTGGATCGCGGTCAGCGTGGTGACGATCATCGTCAGCCGAGCCTGCGCAGCGTTGGGGTCAGTGGCCGATAGGGTGCGCGCCACCGCGATGCCCTCGGATGCAGCATCGGTGACCTTCAGCGCATTCTCGGCGTCGGCCACCGTGATCTGCTTGGCGGTGAGCAGGTTCGTCGCCGTGGTGCGCACTTGCGTCACGCTGCCTTGCGCGGCCGCCAGCTTTTCGTTCATCGTGGTGGGCGTGGGCAGGCCCAGCTGCGCGCACGCGGCCAGCCACATCAGAACGAAGGCGAGGAACGTGAGGAACGGGATCCGTTGGGGCTTCATGCTGCTTTCTCCGAGTCGGTGACCATCCATTGGGTGGCAAAGGTGAGGATCACAGACAGCGAGCTCGCTGCCTCGATCGGCACGTCGACCTTGCCCCACTGCTTCACGCCCCACAGGATCAGGCCCGTGAGCGCACCGGCGAGCACGCCGGCTGTGACTTTGTTCGTCGGCATCATCGTCCTTTCAGAACGGCCAAGGGATCTTTGGCGGCAGGTCGTCATCATCTGGCAAGCGCTCGAACCAGTCGCGCAAAACGTCGTTCGTGAGGATCACCGGGTAGTCTGGCGGATTGTCCCGATCGATCATCTTGTCGTCGCCACTGTCGCGCTCGCCACCGTCGGCGCCAAACTTCCTCTGGCCATGCCGGTTGATGCTGAAGCCACCCGGCAACACGAGCCATTCGTCCAGCCGGATCGGCACGTCGACAACCTCGGGCGACGGCTTCTGCCCGATCACCGGCAACGGGTCGATGTCATTGATCGAGTTGTGGGGGTTCACCACGAACCCCTGTCTTGCAGCTTGCTGCGCCGCGTACCCGCGATCAGCAGCGCAAAGATCACCACCGCGATCGTGGTGCAGGTGATCCACTCGGCCACGGAATCACGTCCGCGAACTCGCCACCAGCGTGCCGTCGATCTCGTTGACCACCAGTGAGCCGAAGATCAGGGAATCGGCCTGCTCGAACCGGGTGCCGCCTGGAACGGGCGGGGGTGCGATCACCGGGAACATGCTGCGCAGCCAGGCGTTGAGCCTGACCAGGAACCGCTTGATGAACCACTCCATGACAGTCGGGAATTCCTGCTCGGTCATGTCGAACCCATCCTCGATCACGAAGTTCTGGACCCAGGTGCCGTCGTCGGCCTTCAGGTAGATCCCGACGACTTGCGTCCCCGAGAGCTCCAGGCACTTGATGCCCCACGTGATGTTGCGGTCGGTGCGCTGGAAATCGCCTGCCCCAAGCACGACGCCAGCGGAAGTGATCACGGTCTGGATCGTCATGGGGCGCCCCTAAGTTTGTGCTCGCTTTGTACTCTCTTTTTCGGGCTATGTCTGTGCGCCAGGTCATGGTTTTGCCCTAGGGCGGTCCTCGAGCCGATCCAGCCGGCCGTCCTGATCTTCCAGCACCTTCAGCACCCGTGACTGCCGTTCTTCCAGCAGCGTCACTCGCCGCTCCATGGCCAGGATGTAGGCGTCGAATCGGTCGCTGAAGCGCGACACCGAACTGATGATGAGCCCAGCGGCGAGCGGCAGCATGATGGCCCACAGGCCGAACGTGAAGGCGGCGACCTTTTGCCAGAAGTCTGCTCGCCCCATCGGTTGGTCGAACAAGCGGCTATCTTCCACGTTGCACGACCTTTCATGCGGTCAATCGTCGTCGTCATCGTACCCCTGTGCCTTGCGGAAAGCTGCGGCATCTTCCAACCCGGGTGTCGGTATGCCGACCGAGAACGTCATCGCCACGGCGTCGCCCTTGTCCGGCGAGCGGCCAAGAACCTCGCGGATTTCGTCCTTGTCGCGCACCAGCAGCCCGGCGTCCATGCCCATCTGCACAACTTTGTACCGCACTGCACAAAGATCGGCGAGCAGTTCGGGGTCTGGCGGGAGCTCGATGGGCGGGTCAGCAACCGGGTCCAGCGCCTCACGCATGCGCCAGTAGAACTCGGCGCGCTTGTTCTTGAAGCGCAGCGCGCCGGACTTGTCCCAGGCGCCGGAGCCCTCGGAACCCACGATGGCCATGGTGAGCAGGTTCAAGCCCTTGAGGAAGTCGAACGCGCTCGAGCCGATTCCGATGGCATCGACGCAGATTGGAGCTCCGTTGCGCACCAGGGGCACGATGAAGCCGGCTGCCTTGGGCCCGTCGTTGGTCACGGTGCCGGGCAGCTGCACCAGGCGATCGAACCAGTGGCCGTGCCGGCGCGCGGCCGCGCTCTTGTCGATGCCGCCGCGCGCGACGTCGAACCCGATAGATGTCATCGGCCCCTTGATGTCGCGTTCCTTCCAACGGGCCTGGGCTGCCTTGACCCATTCGGTGGGGATCAACTGCCACACTGGATCGCTGCGCCCGGCCTGGAAGTCGCCAAACGCCATCTGGCTGCGCAGCGGCTCGGGCAGCTGCATCAGGGTATCGCGGTACCCGGTGAGCACCAGGAACAGGTTGTCGTCGACACTCGAGCGGATGAAGGTGCGGCTGCGCGGCCTGGTCGGCACGCCGCGGATCACGATGGGCGAATCGTCCGGCACCTCCTTGTCCTTGCCATCCTCGTCGGTCACGAACCAGCGCAACTCGCCGTCCTTGGCCGGATTGGGGTGGCGCGGCTCGAGCCATGGCGCCCAGAAGCGGATCACCCACTCGCCCTCGGACATGGTGGGCGGGTTGCCGGTGCAGATCACGCGCTGCCGAATGCCGGTGACGTCGGTGCGCAGCCAGCCGTTGAGCGCCCGGAACTGCGCTTCCAAGAAGTGGGGGATCTCGTCGAAGGCGATCAGGTCGTGCGGCCGCCCTTGGTACTTCAGCCAGTCGTTGGGCTCCTTGACCGACCCGAGCTCGACGACGCGCTTGGTATGCGGGATGCGCCACAGACCGTCCTGGCTGGCGTAGCCGTCGCGCGAGCCGAGGATCTGCGTCATGCGTTCCTCGATGCCCACCAGCTGCACCGCCTCGCGCCGGAAGATGATGCTGTGCTCGTGCTGGGTCAGCGCCGCGCCAATCAGCAGGTCTGTCTTGCCGCCACCAGCTTGCCCACCGTAGTACAGGATGTCGGCCGGCGACGCCAGCGCGCGCATCTGGGGCCCGATCTGGGGGATCCAGGGCGGCAGGCCAACGGTGAGCAGTTCGTCGAGTTCCCGCTTCTCTGCCTCGGTCAGGTAGGGCAGCAGCCGCAGGATCTCCTTGGGGTCAAGGGCTGGAAGTGGTGGCGCCATTGGGCGGCGGGTCGCTCACCACGCCGATCTTGGCGCGCTGCACAACTTCCTCGGCCTCGAGCGCTGCAGCCTCGCGGTCGCGGGCCAGGGTGGCGATGGCGGCGAGCCGGCTGGCGCGTTCGGCCTCGTTGAGAACACGGATCGAATCTGGGCTCAGGGAGTGCGAGATCGCGGCCAGGCGCGGGTGGACGTAGGGCGCGGCGTCTTTGGCGATGTTGGACGCGGCGGCGAGCAGGGTCAGTTTGCCCTTCAGGTCTTTGGCCTTGTCGGCCACGGCGGCCTCGGAGAGCATGGCGTTCATCGCGCCGACCATGACGTCGAGCGGGGTGCCGCCGGACTCTACGTTGACTCTGACGGTGGCTTGCTTGGCGAACTCGCGGGCCTGCTGGCTCAGGCTGGCAGGTTTGGTACCGGTGCCTTTCTTGCGCCCGGAGCCTGGCCTGTAGCCACCGTGCCGGCCTTTGGGAATCTCTTGGTTCACTTGGTTCGCGGTTGATTCGCTTGGAATTTCAAACCGTGGGAAGTCTACGCCAAAGTGAGCAGCGACTGACAGAGAAACACGGGGCCGTCGCCCGTCGTCATGCGCACCATTTGTGCCTCGGAGCGGCCGGCTGATCAGGCCACCTGGAACCTCGCATGTCGTCGGGCGACCCGCGTTTGCACCGCGGTTAGGCCCCTCTTGGGGTGTTTCAGTAGCCCGGCGGGATCTTCATCGGGCGGCGCATGGGCTTGGGCATGGGCTTGGGCATGGGCATCTTGCCGGGTTGCTGTTTGGGCTTGGCCATGGTGGAAGTCTAAGACACCTGGGCGAATAGCGGCCCATCGCTTTCGATCCGATCGCGCGCCATCGGCCCGTTGCGCTCGTCGAGGTCGATCAGGATGGCGTTGCGGCCCTCTTGGTCGCACACGAGCCCGGTGGTGCCGCTGCCGCCGAACGGGTCAAGCACAGTGCCTCCTGGTGGGCAGCCAGCGCGCACGAATGGGCGGATCAACTCTGCTGGATAGGTGGCGAAGTGAGCTCCGCTGAATGGCTCGCTGGCCAGCCAGCGCACGCTGCGTGGGTTGCGCGTGTCTGGTATGACGGCCATCGCCTCATCGAAACTGGCGTTGTTCTTGTTGTTGCGCCAGCCTGCACCGCGGCCCATGCGCTCGCTCTTGCCGTCGCTGTAGGCGCCGTCGTTACCGCTGGTGGCGAGGGCGGCCTTTGGCGTCGGCGCACGCTCAGCTGGGTTGCCAGGCGGGCCTTGACGGCGGCCAACGGCTCGCATGCCATTGAGCAAGTCACTCGGCGCTGATTTGGCATCCTGATTCGCGCGAGCCTTGCGCGCTGCTGCGCTGTTGTGCGGTGGTTTCGCGCGCGGTGCGCCTTTGGAGTAGCCTGATTCCTGCTTCGCCGCGCTCAGGCCAGCAGCGTCCCTAGGCGCGTCACCAAACCCCCAGGCGGCGCCCTGCGGCGGATTGCCGCCATTCTGCGCGTACCGAGCATGCGTGTTCGGACTCACCGGCTCTTGCACCGCCTCGAAGTCGAAGTAGTACCGCTCGCTTTTGCTCAATAAGAACACATGCTCGTGTGCCTTGGTGAAGCGGTCCCGCGTGCTCTCGGGCATTGGGTTCTTCTTCGCCCAAATGATTTCCTGCCGAAGCCACCATCCGTCAGCCTGGAGCGCGAAAGCTAGGCGCCATGGTTGGCCGATCAGGTCTTTGGGCTTGAGCCCGGTGTGGTGCTTCTGTCTGCCGCAGCGCGTGCGCGATTCGTCGTCGAGGTAGGCTTGCTTGCCGCCTGTCTCACCGCCCCACTTACCGTCATTGGCGTAACTGTCGCCCAGGTTCAGCCACAACGTCCCATCCGAGCGCAGCACGCGGCGCAACTCGCGACACACGTCGACCATCGTCTGCACCCAGGCGCCAACGGTGGGCTCGCTGCCTATCTCGAGGTGCTTGTTCGGGTGTCCAGCCGGTAGGTAGCTGCGCAGACCCCAGTACGGCGGGCTGGTGACGCAGCAATGCACCGATTCATCTGTCAGCGTCTTGAGCACGTCGCGGCAATCGCCGATCAGGATGCGGGTGGTCATGTTGTCGGCGCCTGTTGCGTGAGCAGTTCCCGCGCGAACCCCACGACGTCGGCCGGGATCTGGCGCCGGTAGCGCACCACGACCTCGAGCAGGTACTTGGCCTGCTTGGGCGTCAGCGCGCGCTCTGGCTCGTGGTCGGCGAGAAAGGCCATTTCGCGGGCGAAGCGCTTGGTGCCGATGCCTGGGCAGTAGGTCACCCGGCCGATGGCCCGCGCCATGAGGATTTCAACGGATGTCACCGCTCCAGCCTCACGGTGCGCAGCATCGCACGCGGCCACTCGCCATCACGCAGCGGCTCGCTGGTGAAGCCTTCGCCGTCGCCACGGTCCCACCTGACCTCGACAGCCCCAGTGCCAGTGCGCAGGCAGTCGCAGTAGGCGTCATCGATCACACTCGCTGGCTCGAGCGAGCGCAGCAGTGAGGTGAGCGCCCGGCCCAGGCGCTGGCGGGCGTAGAAGGCTGCGCGGCGCGCGCGGCGGCCGCGGTGAGTGCGATACACCAGCGGGATGACGGTGAACTGGTTGAGCGTCACAGCGCCAGCCCCACCAGCAGGAAAACCATGATCACTGCACAAACCAGCAGCCCGATCGGAAATTCGTCGTCGATCATGGTGGTACCGGCTCATCGTACTCGGCCTCGCTGCACTCGGTCAGCGTGACCCTGAAATAGCGCTCACCGCCGTCGCCGGCATAGTGGATCACCGCATGGTCCATTTCGACGAACGAGTTAGCGCCAGCGACGCTCTGCTCGTCGATCGCGGCGCCGATCAACTGGATCAACGCGGATTTCAGCGCTGGCGTGTCCATCGCTCACCCCTTCGGCATTGGGAACGCGGCGCGGATGGCCAAAGCGCAGTTGATTGCCGCGCGCGCACCGGCGTAGCAACGATCGCGCGATGGGCTTTCTTCTGGATGGGTGCGGCCAGCTTCGGTGCGCACGCACTGTTCGTCGTCGCACAACCTCGCACACTCAGCGGCCACCAGCGCAGCGAAGCGCTCAAGGTCGAATTCCTGAAAGTGGTAGTAGTAGACCGGCGGGTTGCAGTCGATGACGCTGTGACCGCAGCCAGCCTCACGCGCCAAACGCTCGATCAATTCATTCATGCGGCTCCCCTCCTGAAGTAGTAGAGCCCATGGCGCGGTCGATGGCGGAGTCGAGATTCGCAGCGTCTTCTTCTACGCTATCGAAGTGCAAAATGTCGTTGAACACATCGTTGTAGAACATACCAGCGTAGTCCCGCAGCCACCGATACCTTGCGGCATCTACCTCGGCGGCTTTGAGGCGCTCCGAATCGACAGATAGCAAGATTGGCGGCGTTGGTTCAAACGCTCGCAGGTCAGCCACCTGCTTCAGCAGTTCCTCGTACCTCGCCCGATACTGGTCGCGCTCGGCGTGTAGGCCGCGCATGTGGTTCTCCCAATACTCGCGCTCCTGTCGTCTTGCTGCGTCCCATTGCTCTTGCATGTCGCTTGCAGTGAACTCAGCGGGCTCCGGCAGCGGTGGTGCTGTGTCAGTCACATGGATTGCCATAAGCCCTCCCGATTGCTTGGCGGAACCGTTCGTCTTCTTCGCGCTGGCGTTGGCACCCTGGGCATATCCAG